TTCAGTCCGCTGGCCGCTCGTTGCACTGCGAATCAGACCAAAGGTTCCGGTAGCAGCCACCAACTCGCCTCTAAAAGACCCTTTGGCCGCTACCAGCTCACCTGAAAACCTTGCAATTGGAGCAACTCCAGCCCCTCCTGGCGTCACGGTAAGCCCTGGCATCTCAAAATAGCCCGTACTCGACAGCTGAAAAAAGCCGCCTGGCACATTGATATTTCCAATAAGCAATCCTTGGGCGCTCAAATGAAAGCCACTGCCGCCGTTGTTGGGCCAGCCGTAGTTACTGGACGGATACCCGGCGCCGCCATGCAGCGTCGCGCTGTAGATATCGCCTGCAGTCACCTTGCCAAGATCGGCGCTGATCGCGCTCAGCTGTCCCACCTTCAGCGCACTCAGGTACGGCGCCGACCACTTTGTGGTGCCGCTGGCGGGATTGAAAATGCCATCGGACCGGTACAGCGATTCGCCGGCGCCAAACAGCGGCGGCGAACCCTCCCACACCGTGCCGGCGCCCCAGGTATCAATCGGGGGATAGGATGTTGCGCCCTGTGTGCTGATCGTCGCTGGCGCGCTGGCCAGCGATAGCAAGTTGGTCTTGCTGTAGCAGATCCGTGCCGAGTTGCCTGTCACGCCATCGAAAATCTTGCTGACCGTCTGGCTGGCCGTGTAAGTCAGGCCGTCGACCACGATGCTGGCCGCGATCGTCACGCTGTCGCCCACCATGCCACCATAGGTCATACTGGCCACGTTGCCGACGCGCGTCAGCACGCTGGCGTTGCTGGCGGTGAATGTCACCTGGCCCTGCATATTTATCAGTCCTGCCGTGAAATCGATGCTGGCAGGCGCGGCAATTGCCGTCGCCGCCACCTTGAATGCCTGCGCAGTGGCCGCCAGCAGCAGCACTCGGTCGTTGGCAGGCTCGAAGCGCGGCACCGTATTCATGATCAGGCGGTCCCTGGCGCCGCCGATGGGCGTCATACCAGCACTCCCACAGTCACGCGCCCAGCAAGCCATTGGTGCGACAACAGTACCACCACACCAGGCACGCCGTCCTGCAGACCGAATCGACTATCTCGCAGCCGCACGGGCTGCCCCAGTTCCAGCATCATCATCTCGGGTTCTCCGTCAAATTCACAAATCGTGCGCTGCACCTTGTTCATGGCCAGGCGGCGCGCCGCTTCCGCACGGGCATCTTCGTTCGTCTTGAGGCAGGTTTCAATTTGCGGCGGATCGTCCGTCAGGCGATAGCGCGCACGCACCGCCTCGTCGACCGCGGTTTCGGTCAGCCATTCCTTCCCGTACAAGTCGGCATGCGCAGGCGGAATACTGGTGGTCAGGCTCGCCTGCACTGTGTAATTGCGATCAAAAGCGATCTTGACGGCGGCGACCACGGGGAGACGCTGCACGACGCGCAGTGACCCCATCCGCATTTTCTCGGAGCCAATTTGCACCGGCACACCGGCGGCCGGCAGCGCGATCTGCACCAGGCGCAGCTGGCCAGTGCGCGACATGATCGCCTGGGCGCCCACGCTGGCCGCCAGTTGCTGGATGGCCTGCGCCTGGTTCGTCCGGTCAGCAACGTACAGACCCACCAGTTGCGGGTGCGCTGCGTCGAAGGCGGCCAGGTTGACCAGGTCGAGATCAGCCAGAGTAAAACGGTCGGCCGCCTTGCCGTAGGCCGTCGCAATGCGCTGCACCAGCGGCGCGATGCGCGGGGCATACCCGCCGACGACATCGCCCTGCACGCTGGCGGTAACAGCATTCGCCTGCGGGTTGATTGTCAGCGTGAAGCGTCCAGTCGCATTGTTGATGGTGACAGGGACCGGCTTGCCGTTGGTGCGGACTTCGAACGTCGATTCGACTGCACCGAGAAAACCATACTCCAACGTGGCCGGGTTGGTCAGTAAGGGCGTGACGTTGTGACACTCGCCAAACGGGATCGGCAGGGTCGCGTCCTTGTTGGGTGAGACGCCGCCCAGCTTGGCCTCGGAGATCGGCGTGTCGAGACGCTGCAGCTTGTCGCGCAGGGACAGGTTGAGCGCTTCCCGGCTCGAACTACCGATATCGGCAATGATGCCATCAAACACCAGGCGGAAATCGGCGCGCGGCCAACGCGGATCGCCGGACCAGGCCTTGATCGGTCGATTGCGCCACACGTCGCCGAGCCAGCTGTCGAGCTTGCCGTCTGCATTGCCCAACTCGATATCCCCCCCCGACAGTCCAGCCTCACCGGTCAGGCTCACCTGCTCGGTGAAGGCCAGGCCGCCAGTGGCCAGCGGCAGATACACGGTGTTGGCCGGCACCTCCGCTGGACCCGTGACATACGGCCGCGAGGCAATATAGCGCGTGACCTCGCTGCCGCCCACATTCACTTGTGCCTCGATCAGCACCATGCGGATGGCTCGCGGACTCTTCAGCCATTGCAAAAACTGCTCATCTGTCATTGCGAGTACTCCACTTGTTTCGCCCAGGCGGATGCCTTGGCGGATTTATCGACGCCGGCCACGACCGTCTGGGCCGCTTTGTCGTTCGATTCGACGGTGGCCAGGATGGTGGCGCCGGTTTGCTTGGCCTGATCAGCGCGCAGCCCTTTGACCTCTTCCCGCAGGCTCTTGATCTCGGCCACCAGGGCGTCCGTATTGCCGCCGCCCTGGCTTGGCGCGCCGCCGAAGTAACGGCGCATGGCAGCGGCAGCTTGCGCGTCCACCACCACTTCGCCGCGGTGCAGCTCGGCCGCGTAGCCATCAAATGGCACATTGGCCAGGCCGCCGGCATGGGAGCCGTCGAACTGCACGCCCATGCCACTCGCCGTGCCCATCGCCGCACGCAGGTTGGCGATGGCTTGCGCCACCGTCAGCACGCTATCGTTGATGGTGATCAGGCCCGACACCTGGGCCTTGAGGGCATCCAGGCTGGCCTGATGCACGTCGACCTGAGCGGAGGCCCACTTGGCGGCGTCCTCGTTGGCGGCGATGACGCGGGCGTAATCCGCCGCGTACTTCGCATCCGAGGCGTTCACCACCTGCGACGCCGTCAGGAATGCCTGCTCAGCAGCCGACAGGCCGGACTGCGCCGTCGCATCGCCGGCATTCGCCGCCGCCAGGGTTTTCTCGAACTGGGCACGCGCTTCGGCGTACTTTTGCTCCGGCGTCAGCACGGACTGGCTGCCCAGAGCCATGCTGGCGTTCAGGCTGTTGAGCGTGGCCACCCACGATTTCGATTTATCCAGCGCCGTCTGGGCCGCTGCCGATTCCTTTTCGTAGGCCTTGCCCAACGCATCCTTGGCCGACACGACCGCCCTAGCCGCCTGCACCTGGTCGAACAGTGCACGATTGACGGCGGCGACGCTGGAGCGCTGGATGGCCAGCAGTTCCGTTTCGCTTTTCGTCAGCTCGTTCAGCTGCTTTTGCAGATCCATGCGTTCGCTGGCAATTTCGCTGGCGGTTTTGAGCACCGCTGCATACTCGCCAGTTGCCGCAGCCACTTCGGCAGCGTAATCGGCAGCTTTCTTGAACGGTTCGGCAAGGGCAATCAGCTCCACATACATCGCCTGGCCAGCAGCCGTGTTCAGGTCCTGCGCCAACACCAAGGCCTTAAACTGATCGATCGTCGTCACGCCCGATACGCCCAGCTTGCCCATGGCATCGTTCACCGATTTCGTGATCGGTGCCATGCGCTCCGCTTCCGACAGAAAGTTTTCGACGAAGAAGCCGGTACCGCTGGTCAGCTTGTCAAGGCCGCCGGCGGCCGCGATCAGGCTTTCGCTCAGCGCCACCGCGCCAAGACCGGTAGTATTGAAGGACTTACCCAACACGGCCAGCACGTCGGACACCTGTATGTAGTCGTTGGTGACACGAACCAGCGTTTCCAGATAGCCCTCACCTACGGCCTGATATTGCTGCAGGCCTGCCACGCCCCAGCGGGCCATGTCATCGCCCATCTTGGAAAATGCGGTTTCCAGTGCTTTCTGCTGTTCCTCGCCAGACAGACCTTTCAAGCTGATCTTGCCCAGATCGACGACAAACGAATTAAGCCGAGTGTTGAATGCATCGCCGCCTATGCCCAGCGCATCAGCAGCACCGCGGATCGTCTGTCCCATGCTGCTGATGATCATGGTGAACTGGTTATTCATTTCCCCCGACAGCGCGGCGGTTTGTGTGCTGTCCTTGTCCTTATAGGTGAAGCCGAATGCCTTCTTCTTCGTGTTGACATCGGCATAAGCTTGGGCGGTAAAGCCCAACGCGTCCACATTCCCAAGCGACATGGCGTTGCCGGTAATGCCCTGGTCTTTGATCGACGTCGAAGTCTTAAACAATTTCGATACCGCAAAGCCGATTGCCGCACCGATTGCCATGCCGATGGGGCCAGCGACCGCGCCCATCATCGTCAAGCTGCCGCCAATCGTGCCCATCGTCATCGCGCCAGCGATACTGCCACCCAGCATGGCGCCGCCGTAGGTGGCCGCACCGGACAGGGCCAGTTGCCCACCCTTGCCGAACGTCGGCGCCGAGCCGGTCTGTATGCCAGCTGCCGCACCACCGCCCTCGGCAACTACGCCCGAGCGGGCGAGTAGGCCGGCCAGATTGCCGATCCCGCTCACCATCTTCCTCAGCGACGAGTCCATCGAAATGGTGTGCGCCAATCCCAGGCCAGAGTTTTTCTCCATGATTGCCAAGCTGTGCGCGATCGATTCCGATTTCGCGGACGAATCGCCCAGCACCGTGCCGGTGCCGTTGGCCGCCTGGCGTTGTTCGGACAGGCTGACGCTGCCCCCGCCCATGCCACCGAACATTTTTGCCCCGATTGCAACTACAGCAGCCAGCGTCGCGGCGCCGGCCGCCAAGTTCATCGGGAACGGTAGCGAGGCCAGGGCTTTCACCACGGCCGTAATGCCCCAGGCGCTGGCCTCGGTCGCGGCCAGGCCAGTGGACGCGGCCGTGGTCGTCGCCTCACCGGTCAACTTAGTGGCGTTCAAGGTCAGGTTGGCGGCGACCTCCGCCTCTTTGAAGAAAATCTTCTTGATCATCGACTCGACAGCCATCGCCATTTCGTATGCACGAAATGCTTTTTCTGCAGTTTCCATCACCTTGTAACCGGTGCTGTTTTCCTTGAAGAAGCCCTTGGCGGCGCTGGCCATGTCGCCATAAGACTTGATCTGCGCCTGGGCGCCCTGCTGCGCTGCGGCGGCTTGGGCCTTGGCAACCTTCAGAGGATTGTCGCCGGCGTCCTTGATGCCGGCAGCCAGCTGGGCGGCAATGCCCGCTTGCGTGCGCTCGTAGCCGGTCAATGCCGTGGTCAGTCCGCCGATCGCTTTGCCCACGGCACCGAACGATTCGGCCATGCCGGTGGCAGCAGCCTGCGCCGCCGTGTCGACGGCCGTCAAAATGTCCAGCAACTCCTTGGCTTTGGCGACGTCGGTGCCTGCCTCCTGGGCCTGGGCGACACCTTGCGCGGCGCGCAAGCGCCTCAAACTGTCGATCTTGCGATTATTCAGCTCGATGGTCTTCTCGCTATTCGCGAAGCCAGCCAAGGCCGCGTTCTGCTCTTCCAGGTCGGCAATGGCCAGTGCCGTCTTGGCCGCTGGCAGCATGCCGTACGTGCGGATCTGCTCTTCGACGGCTGCGACTTGCGCATTAATCGATGCGATTTCCTTGTTCGCAGCATCGGCTGCGGCCGTCGCGGTGGCCGCTTGGCGCAGGCGCTCTTCCTCGTCACGGATGAAGCTTGCGTCAAAGAAGGCCTTTTCGGCTGCGTCGCGCTTACCCAGGATCTCGTTCAGTTCCTTCTGGTGCTTGGCTGCCTCTGCCTTCGTCGCGCTGTTGTGCCCTTGCAGTGCTCCGATCTGCTGGTCGAAAGAATCGATCTCAGCCTCATAGGTTTTCAGGGCGTAGTCGCGCTTGTTCTGGTAGGCCTGCTCCACGGAAAGCTCGCCTCCCTTGAGATACATGTCGTCGAGCTTGCCCAGTGCGTCGTAATGCGCTTTCGCTGTGGCGGCCTCTTTGGCATACTGCTTGATTTGATCGGCAAGCTGCGTGTTCTCGACTTGATCGGCCTTTGGCTTGGGTTCTCGGCCTTCCGTGTCGCGGTAAGTGGGTGTACCGACATATACGGAATTTGCAAGCGCTATTTGGGCATCCTGCTGAATTTTCAGGCTCTTGCCAGCGTTCTCTACCAGCAGAGCCTGCGCGCGCTGTGCGTAATCGCCTTCAACCTTAAGCTTTTCGTCAGCGTCTTTTTTTCTTTTCGCATTGATAGTTATCACGCGCTCGTCATAGGCTTTTTGGAACTTATCTTCACCGGCGAGGATCTGGTCTTTCGTATCGCCAAGCAGTTTGGCGTTTGCCTCCATCGCCGCTTGCATCTTCTTGTAGGCATCAATTTGACCTGTAATGCTAAAACCTGCCTCCGAGCGGTCAATCGTGTATTGGGTATGAATTTCAGAAGCCTTGCTTGCATACGAACCCGCCGCGCCCAGCAGCTTCATTGCGGAAAAAGCATTGTTGACGTTGTCGGCGACCACAACGAACACCTGCGCGAGCGTGCTGCCCCATTCGTGCAATTGGTTATTCCGCGACAATTCACTAACTTCGCCGTTCGCGTCCTTGAGGCCCTTCGTCAACGCCATGACTGTAACGGTCAACACCTCAAGGAAGGTTTCGCCGACCACGGTTTTCAGGTCGGTCATGTAGCGTTGCATCGACGTGATTTGTTTTCCGGCCGTACCCATGGCGGCCTCGTAGGTGCCAGCGATATCCGAGCCGCGCTCGATCACGGCATTGAGGCGCGCTTGCACGCGCTCGTTCTCCGATAGTTCCTTGGTCGTCTTGCCCAGCTCATCAGCCATCTGACGATATGCCGTCTGAAGGTTCACGTTAATACCGATGTTCCGCAGGATCAGCACGTTGCCGCGCGAGATCCCGTTCACCAGGCGGTCGAACGCATCCGACGAATTCAAGTGACCGATCACGGCCGCGTCCTGGGCGATTCGCGCCAGCACTGTGGCGTTTTTCAGATCGACGTGCGCCTGGACCAGCTTGGTTGCCGACTCACGCGACTCGACCATGGTAATTCCCTGACGAGCGATCGAGTCGGTCGCCGTATCCATCTGGGTTTTGGTGTAGCCCGCATTGCGGCCGACGACTTGAACGACCACACCAAGCGTCTCATACCGGGCCGCCAGCAGCGACGATTCCTTGATGTAGTCCCATACCTTCAGGGCGGCATAGGCCGCGACAAGAGCCTTGACTGCAAGCGCCAATACGTCTGACGATTTAGCGGCATCCTCCTTTGCCTTTGCCGCAGCCCTGATGGCGTCCTCATAGCCCTTAATCGCGGCGATAGCCTGCTGCGTTTCCTTGGTCACGCCCATTTGCGCTGCCTGATAGGCAAGCAGCTGGGTACGGCTCATGCCAATTGTGGCTGCCTGCTCACGCATACGCTCGATCAGTTGCTGCTGGCCCAGCGTCAATTGGGTGGTCGAACCGCCCAGCGCCGTCGTGGCCTGGGCTGCCTGACGCGCCTGCTCAGCCTGGGCACGCATGATTTTGGACGTGTCATCCATCTGGCCATTGCTGACGGCTGCACGCTGGCCAGTGCGCTGCGTGGCATCGCCAAGCGCTTCCACGCTCTTGGCAGCATCGCTTCCGCGGCGCCACACACCAGCCGACGAGTTTGTGAAGTTGTCCAGCGCGCCGACGCCCTCGGCCGATGTCGAGCGCACGCGCGCCGTCGCCGCGCTCAGCGAATCAACGGACGTGGTAGCCCCAGCCACTTTTGGCGCGACCCGCGCACCAGCATCACCCAGCGCATCGACAGCCGTTGCACCTTCGGCGGCCTTGGACTTGGCCCCAGCGCTGGCCTCGCCCAACTTGTCGACGGCAGCCGTGGCGCCAGCGGTCTTTTGCTCGACGCGCACCGCTGCCTCGCCAAGGGAATCCAGGGCCTTGCTGCCCTCAACCACCTGGCGAGTGTCGATGGAAAGTCCAAGCTGAGCGATATCGGGCATTTAAGGTTCCTTCTTGTTTTGGTGATGCATGAACAACGCGTCGAGGCGATCGATCACGCCTTCTTCAAACGGATCGAAGCGCACCTGGTGGCGCGCCTGCCAGGCCAATATTTCAGCGCTGGTGAGCGCGTTCACAGCCATGCCGCACTGGCGCTTCTGGTTCAGTAACGTGAACCAGGCCCAGATGTAGGCCAGCTCTGGCGGTAACTGCGGCACGACCGGCGCCTCGGGCGCCCGGTAAAGCGGGTTCTGCCGGGCGGTGTCCAAATGATCGCCCTTGGCGTTGCCGTCACCTGCTGCTGCAGCACGGTCGAATTGGTGATCGGCGTACAGCAGCATCGCGACGACTAGACTTTCAAAAAATCAGCGTCCTTTTCCAGGGCAGCGGAAACGCGCTCTTGCCAGGTCGGGAATTTATCGAACGACGCCGACGCCACCGACTTATCGAACGGAGCTTCGGCGCCGGCACTGGTGAAGCCGTACCAGCCGACCGTTACGGCCAGCGCCAGGCGCTTTGCGTTGTCGTCGATCAGGCTGACCAGTTGATCGGCGCCAGCGTCTGTCGAAGCATCGATCGCGGTTTTACGCTTCGCCGACTTCTTGTAACCTTCGGCCCGCAGGGCATGGTTTTCGTTGCGGTACTCTTCGGAGTTCTTGCCAACGATGATGAAGCCGGCGGTAGGCTCGCCGTCCTCGTCGAACAGGACCGGCACCTTGACGGTGACGCGCTCTGCCGGCGCGGACAGGTTGGCGATATCGAAGCCGGCGATGGCCAGGATTTGAGCGGTGTTCAGGGAAGCAGTGGTATTCATGGGTAATGCCTTTCGTGGGTTTTGATAAGTGCCCGTGCCGGCCGCTGCGCCCACGAAGGCGACAGCGACCGGTCGGTGCTGGGGTGGCACTTGCGCCAAAAGGAAAGCCCGGCGCCGGCCGGGCGGAATGGTTACACCAGGCTCGTGTCCTGGAAGGACACGGTCGTGGCCTCGTGCTGCGCGTCGTTGCCTTGGTAGCGCAGGATGTCGAAGGCGCAGGTCACGATCTTGTTTTTCTCGCCGTCGTCCACCTTGGCGCTGGTGATCTTGATACGGCCCATGGCGATCGTCATCACTTCAGCCGTCGGCGCCGTGCTGGCCGCCATGGCGTACGCCAGCGGCAGCTCGACTTCCTGCTTGAAGTAGTCGATGTATGCCGAATCCTGCATCAGCACCGTGAACTGGCCACTGCCCAGCACCTTGCCGCGCGAGGCGGCGGTGGCGAACTTGGAGCCGATCACCGGATCGATTTTGACCTGGCCATCCAGCGACAGCGACATACCCGTGCAGATTTGCGACGGGATGCCCGCGACCGACAGCATCGCGGTGGCGCCGGAGAACTTGCCGGTGCCGGGCGTGGATGCTGGCGCGTTGAAGTACGCGGCCGGCGTGGTCGGGCCTTCCAGCTTGCCCATCAGGGTGAAGTCCATGCTGGTGATGCCATTCGGCTGCACGGCAATATCGACCTTGCTGACCAGCTGGTCGATGAAGCAGCGATTCACGGCAATACCCGGATCCTGCACTTCCGCGGTGAACCAGTCGGTGGTGTGCCCGGTCAACGGCGTGAAGCTGCGCTTTCCGGTTGCGGTCACGGTCACCGGATCACCTTCGACTTTCACCGTCATGGCGCTGCCGTCCATAAACTGGCCCGTCAGCTTCAGCGCGGTGGCGGACGTGACGAAGAAATTCTTGCCGTTGTTGGCGGCGCCGGTGGTCAGGAAGCCGCCGATGCGCACGACAGTACCGGCGCGGTGACCGTCGGCCAGCCAGGAACCGGCGCTGCGGGTCAGACCCGTGGCACCCGATGCGATGGTATTTTGCGCCGCAGTAGTACCGCCGGCCGTGAAGTCGCGGCGCAGCAGCGCGGCCAGCAGCACAGCGTAGGTGCCGCAGCTGGCTTCCCCTTTAATGGCGCCGGAGGTACGGAAGTTGCCCAGGCGGGTATCGCTCTGTTGCTGGCTCGGGTCAATCTCGTTGCTCGAATACTTGTCAGCGTCCGTGTCGAACGTCGCGGTCACGCGCGGATAGAGGCGGCCGGCGGCGGCCAGCGCCTTCGTGCCTTCCGCTGTTTGCTTGCCGATAACGAGCAGGCTGTCGATGCCGTTTGCAGTGGTCATGGTATGGATTGCCTTTCTTTGGTCGAAAAAATAGACCGCCGAGGCGATCTGTGTGGGTGATGCGGGTTACAGGTTGCAGAACCAGCGAATCTTGACCGGGACCATCCATCGGTCGCCGTCTTCGCGGCCGACAGCGATTTCAGGCGTACGCTCAATCTGCACGGTCACATCGCCCTTCGTGAAGCTTGCGCCGCGACGGAACAGCTCCTTGATCATTTCAGCACGCATGCCGGCGGCGGCAGTGCCCTGGCCCGGCGGATACAGCAAGCTGACCTGGAAGATGCCGCGCTCCTGGCGCGAGCCGTCCCCCAAGGAATGATTGTCCGGTTCCGCTGGCAGCAAATAGGCCGCTTGATACGGTCGGCCGGTGACTGGCGTGTACGGCACGTTCTGCCAAGCGGTGTCGATGGCTGGCGCGAGGCTGGCCAGGGCCGCCTCCAGTGCCGCGCGTATTGTTGCTTGGCTCATAATTTATAGCTCGAATAGCCTTGAGCGAACTCGCTTGCGGTGGTGCCGTCGCGCACGCCGTTCACAGCATTGTCCACAATTGTGCGGAATTCCACGACCGTCAGCATCACCACGCCGACGGGCGCCTGGCGGGACCAGCCCTCTTCGATGCGTTTCGCATAAGGCAGGTTGTTCACGAGATAGATCACGTCGCCCGCCTTCGCCGCACTGATCGTGCTGCCGTGGGCGGCAATCGTGGCACTGCCGTCCTTGTCGATCAGGTCGCGCACGCCGGTGACGGGCGAGCCGATGGAAAGCTGCCAGTTGGCGCGGAAGCGGCCGCCGGTATAACCGGGTGGCGGCTTGTGCTTCCAGAACTTGGCGTCACCGACCGGCGAGCGCTGCACCAGCTTATTGTCGACCTTCATGGTGATGGCGCGCACCACCAAATCCTGGCTCGCCTTGGTCTTGGCGATGAATTCGGCGATCTGCATGGAAAACGACATACTTGCCATCAAATCCCCCGCAGCTGGAGCGTGTGCAGTACGGCCACGTCGACCGGGGCCGTGGCTTCAACGGTCTTGATCGTGTAGCTGGCACCACCGAACAGCACCAAATCAGCATTGGTCGGCGTAGGCATCGGCGCGCCGTTGCGCTGCAGCGGCGACAGCAGCAATTGCTGGTCGCCCGCCTGGATCAGCGTGCCGTCGATGTTCTCGGCCTCGTAATTGATCTTGACACCCGTGCCTTCGTAGTCAGTGGTCGTGCTGGGCGCCGTGCCCAGGCCCGGATCGTACTCGCCGGTCACGACCTGGCGCAGCACCACGATGCCGCCCTTGCGGCGCAGGGACTGGTCGGCGCGCTGGGCGGTTTTGGTGTAGTCGGTCATGCGCTGTCACTCCAGTCCGCCTTGATCATCCGTTTTGTCATGCCGTTTTCGAACAACATGTTCGTGCCATAGTCGTGGCAGACCAGAAACTCACCCAACATGCCGTAATTGCGACGCTTGAAGTCGCAAAGGAAGGCGGGCATCTTCTCCGGGTACTGGGAATCACCGGCGGAGCGCGTGCGCTCCATCACCAGTATGGTGCCGTTCGGACTGATCCAACGGCAAGCGGCGAACCAGCGCGACAGCGGCGTATCCTTGACGCGCTGCCAAGTTTCCCATTCAACGACGTTCTGGAAGTATCCGGCCCGTTCCTCGATCTTGATAACGCAGTCTGGCACCATGGCGCTCGTCCAGACCGCGCGTGACATGCCGGTGTAGATCAGGTCGTCGCATAGCAGGCCAAACGCCTCGCGGTGGATTGATGGACTAATACTCATGCCCGTGTCACCTTCATCGAATTGCCGCCGCCGGCCATGCCGAAGTACGGCGCCAACAGCGCGTCCACGGCCACGAAGCGCTCTCGCGCGTCCGTGGTGTTCTGGAAGTACTCTGTTTCCAGCGGGCCGGTCTTGTCTTTCTTGATCGCGTTCGAGCCGATGTTGAGGTCGGGTAGCAGATCCTCGCCGCTGCCGGCGCGCATGGCCAGGTCGATGAAGGCATTGACCACGTCCGGCGGAACGATTGTGCTGGGCACGATGAAGCCGTCGACCACGACGTTGTAGCGCGGCCAGTCCAGCATCTGGCGCTGATAGACGCGACGACCGGCCCAGCGCGTGCGGTAGGTGGCCATGAAGATCATCGCCTTGCGCAGGGCGATTTCCTTATCGGCCTCGGCCAGCGCCGCCCAATCGGTCCGGCCCAGGCTGGCGCAGCGCGCATCCGCCTGGCTGATGCTCGCGTAGCTGTCGGCATCGGGGGCGCCAGCGCCAGTTTCAATTGTAAGCATGCTGATCCTGATGTGGAAAGCCCGCGCGTGGCGAGCGATGGTGGCGTTTAGGCTGTCTTGGCCTTGGCAGGCTTCGACTCAGCGGCTGCCGCCTGGGTAGCAGCGGCCTGCTTGGCCACTTCGTCGCGCAGGCGTTGGGCCTCGGCTTCGTTGGCGGCGGCCTGCGCCGCGTTGCGGGCCGCAGCGAGCTCATTTTCGTGCGCCTGCTTGGCAACGCGCTCTTTCTCGGCCGCCAGCTCGCGTTCGCGTTGCTGCAGGTCTTCGTGCGCGGCCAGCAGATCAGCGCGAGCAGCCATCAACTCGGCCGCAGTCGGCACGCGTTCGCCCGGGCCTTGATCAACATATTCGGCCTTGATCGTGACTTCCGGTACGTCATCAGCTGCATTGACGCGGCCAATAGCCACGTTTGCATCGATGATCTTGAGGCCAGCCTGGCGCGCGAGCGCCTTGACGTCCTCGTTGTATTGGAACATCGGCCCTGGCAGATACCAGATGTTTGCCGGTACATTTTCCATTTGGAACTCCGTTTCTTGTGCTTGATGGAGAAGCCGCGCCCCCGTTGAGAGGCGCGGCGCGGGCTTACTTGGTCGCGTCACCGATGGTGATCACGCCAGCCGTGTGCTTATCGCTGGTGGCCACCTTGTCCCAGTTGGAGCCGGTAGCCAGCGCGGCGTCGGACGGCGATTTGCCGCCCGAGGCTTCGTCCCAGGTGTAGCCCTTCAGGCCGAGGCCAAAGGTATAGTCGACCTGCATCGTGGTTTCGATGCGCTGATTGCCATTGGTCGTCTCAATGTTGCTGATGATGTCGGAACCGTCGGTAACGGTTGCGGCACCTTCGGCCAAGGACAGCACACGCAGCTTGGCAGGCGCAGCAGGGCCAGGCGATGCGCCCACAGCAGCCGAATACAGCGCCGGCGCGTCGGTAACGACCACTGCCTTGCCGAGAATATCGACAACACGAACGTTTTGAGCCTGGAACAGCTGCTTGGCATTGGCCAGGTTGGCGCCGATCAGCTTGTGGAAGGTGGTGCCGTTCATGATCTGCGCGACCAGGTTGCCGCTGTGATCGCCGAACTTGCCGTGGGCTTCGTTCATGGCAATGTAGTCCACGCCCTGGGTTGCGCTCACGTCGTTGACCGTGTTCGCGTTGTTGCTGATGGCTGCGACCAGCGCTGCAATGGCGGTGTTCAGCTGATCAGCCATCATCGCTTCGGCGAAATTGCGCGATGCAACCTCGATGCCTTCAGCGGTCGGCTTATGCAGCCAGGTCATTTGCGACGGCTCGAATCGAATCGGGCCGAAGCCGCCAGCGATTTTGACCGAGCTATGTTTGAGCTGGGTCAAATCCGTTGCTGCGGCCGCGCCATTGGCGCCGTAGCGATTCACGCGGCGCTGTGCCGAATGGATCGCAGCGAAGAACGATTCTTGCAGGAAGTCGCCTTCAAAACCTTCCGTGGTAAGACGGATGGCGCCATTACTGGCTGCGTTGAACTTTTCCACCATCTGCGCCAGCGTTTCGATGGTCGCCGGCATGATGTATTTGTTGAAGACTTGCATTTGGGAGAGAGACATTTTTAGCCTTTCGCTAATTCGGGATATTGAGCGGCAAAAGCAGTGGTACGCTCTTCGCGCGTCCCACCGAGATTGCCCTGAGTTTTCTGACCGCCATTTGGAACGTCACGCTGCTGCGCGCCGCCGCCCGATGCGCCCGAGGCACGGATGATCTGGTCCTTGAACGGGCATGCGCGAACGAGCGCATCCAGGCCTTCATCAAAGTCCGCCACCTCACCAGGCCGCGTGGGCGAATAGATCTTGTTGCCGCTGGCGTCGTAAGGGACCATCTTGCCGTCCTCTACTTTGAAGTTGCTGCCGAAATAGGCTTTCGCCATCTCTGCAGGAATGGCCAGGCGAGTCGGATGCTTGTCGTCCGTGAGCAACTTCGAGCCGGCAAAGCTGCCGCCGATCATGTGGGCATTGAGCTCGGCAGTGCGCTTTTCGAGCATGCCGGTCAATTCCTGCTCGCGAGTTGCGCTGGCCTTGGCGGCAGCAGCCACCTGCTCCTGCGCGGCCTTGGCAGCAGCGGTCTTGATTTCCTCGACCTTGCCGGCCGTGACCAACTTGCCCTCGTCAAAATTCTTGACGGTTTCCAGCGCCTTGATGGCCGCCGCCGGATCTTCGATGCCTTCGAACAGCTTCACTTTCGCTTCCGATTCGGTGAAGCGGCGCTTGTAATCGGTGTTTTCACCGGTCAGCTGGCCGATCTTGTCGAAGGCCTGCTTGGCATCAAAGACGATTTCACGCCCGTCGTCGTGCACATACACGGGTTTGCCATCGCGGAGAACTGCATTGCCATTGGCGTCGAGGAGGAGTTTCATAGTTTGAACTTTCTGTTCAGGAGGTTATGGGCTTTCTGCCCGACAGGCCTGGCGCGCGGCTTTCTGCGTTGCGTACAGGCATAAAAAAATCTATGGTCACCCTCCTTTTTGCAAGCTGATTTTGTATGATGTGAGTAGGCTTGCTTAAATCTATCCGGCGTCTGGTTGGAGATGGATCTCCGCGCCACGATGAGAGTCGCGCCTG